CTGTCTATCCTTACCTAAACGATATAATGAAGCAGAACCAACGCTTCTTTAGAATTGAAGAGTTGACACACGGCAATAAGAAGAAGACAGACAGGATCGTGTGGGCGTTACAAGGCCGTATAGAACACGGCAACTTATCACTAAACAAAGGTAATTGGAATGCTCAGTTCTTAGACGAGTTATTTCAGTTCCCTAATCCATTAGTCCACGATGACTTGATAGATGCGTTGGCGTACGTAGACCAGTTAGCTAAGGTTGCATACGCTATAGACTATGAAGAAGACGACTACGAATACTTAGATAAATACGCAGGGTACTAACTATGTTAGAGTCAGAAAAAGAATTTACATTGGAGGAGTCTGTAGAAGGCTGGGTAATGGAGAAGTGCGATGGATGGCGCGATCATTACGAAGCTAACTACGCTGAGAAGTTTGACGAATACTACCGTCTATGGCGAGGTCAGTGGGCAGCGGAAGACGCTAGTCGTTCTTCAGAGCGTTCTAAGATTATATCTCCTGCACTACAACAGGCTGTTGAGTCCTCAGTAGCAGAGTTAGAAGAAGCATCCTTTGGTCACGGCAAGTGGTTTGACATTAAAGATGATGTCTATGACCAAGACCCTAGAGACATAGCAACCTTGCGTATGGCTTTGGATCAGGACTTTACCAAGAACAAAGTACGTAAAGGTGTTGCAGAGTGTCTTATTAATGCAGCAGTCTTTGGTACAGGCATTGCTGAAGTAGTGCTAGATGAAGAAAAAGAAATGGCTCCTGCTACTTCACCTGTTATGGGTGGTGAGATGCAAGCAGTAGGTGTTAATGTACGAGACCGAACCTGCGTTAAATTACGTCCTGTAATGCCTCAGAACTTCCTAATTGACCCTGTAGCTACATCTATAGAAGATGCTTTAGGCTGTGCAGTAGATGAGTTTGTATCTACACACAAGGTACAGGAGCTACAAGAAAAAGGCGTATATCGTGAGGTAGATCTGAGTGAAGCCTCTCCTGACTTTAACATTGAGCCAGATCAAGACCTGACTACTTTTTCAGATGACAAGATTAGACTGACTAAATACTACGGCTTAGTTCCTCGTCACTTGTTAGAGAAAGCGATAGAAGATGAGGATGCAGAGGAAACAGAAACTGTCAACCTAACTGACGAAGACCAAGATGAAGATTCTTACTATGTAGAAGCTGTCGTTGTTGTAGGTAATAACGGTGTTCTTCTTAAAGCTACAACTAATCCTTACATGATGCAGGATCGTCCTATCGTCGCATTCCCGTGGGATGTCGTTCCTAGCCGCTTCTGGGGTAGAGGAGTATGTGAGAAAGGCTATAACTCACAAAAGGCGTTAGACACAGAACTACGCGCTAGAATCGACGCTCTGGCTCTGACTATACACCCTATGATGGCTATGGACGCAAGTCGTATGCCTAGAGGTGCTAAACCAGAGATTAGACCCGGTAAGATTATATTAACTAACGGAAACCCTGCTGAAGTATTACAACCGTTTAACTTTGGCAACGTAAGTCAGGTGACATTTGCTCAAGCACAAGCTCTACAAACTATGGTACAAACGGCAACGGGCGCTATTGATAGTGCTGGTATCGCTGGTTCTATCAACGGAGACTCTACTGCTGCTGGTATTTCTATGTCGCTTGGTGCCATAATTAAACGCCATAAGCGTACTTTGATTAACTTCCAAGAAGCATTCCTTATTCCTTTTGTACAGAAAGCAGCATGGCGTTACATGCAGTTTGAACCTGAGCTGTATCCTGTAGGCGATTACAAGTTCCACACTTCTAGCTCGTTGGGCATTATTGCTCGTGAGTATGAGGTTACACAGCTTGTACAGTTGTTACAAACCATGTCACCAGATACGCCTATGTATCCTAAGCTGGTCATGTCTATTATTGACAACATGAACTTAAGCAATCGTGAAGAACTTATCTCTACTCTTGAGCAAGCTAACACTCCTGATCCAGAAGCACAACAAGCTGCACAGGAAGCACAGCAGAGAGCAGAGCAAGCACAGTTGGCATTCCAAGCGTCACAGACTGCTGCACTCAACGGACAGGCTCAAGAGTCTGCTGCTAGGGCTGGTAAACTACAAGCGGAAGCTCAGGCTGTTCCTGTTGAGCTTGAGATAGACAAGATGAAAGCAGCGTCTACTAACTTAGATGTTGGTGATGCTGATGATAAAGAATTTGAGAGACGCTTGCGTATTTCAGAGCAACTCCTTAAAGAGCGTGAGGTTGCGGTCAAAGAGGGTAAAGTTAATCCACAAGGATCATTACAATAATGGTAAGCACAAGAGACTTAGAAAATGTAGTATCACAGATCAATACACAGTTTGATGATCTTAGGAATAAGATAGCTAAACTAGAGGAGGAGCTAAAATGCCAAAGCCAAGGCAAGGCAAAGCCAAAGTCAAAGTAACCTCTAGTGGCAAGAAAGTAAGCTACGGACAGGCAGGTAAAGCTAAGGGAGGCGGCCCTAGAGTAAAAGCAGGAACTTCTAAGGGTGACAGCTATTGCGCTAGGAGCTTAGGCATTAAGAAGAGACTGCCTAAAGAAAAGCAGAATGACCCTAACACCCCTAACAACTTATCAAGAAAGCGTTGGAAGTGTTCCGGTGCTAAGTCTAGGAGAAAGTAATATGCCATACGGTAAAGGTACATACGGTAGTAAAGTAGGTAGACCCCCAGCAAAGAAAAAAACTAAGCCTAAAAAGAAACCAGTTAAAAGGTAGGTGCTATGTCTACAGTAAACAAAGCAGGTAACTATACTAAGCCAACCATGCGTAAGAACTTGTTTAATAGTATTAAGCGAGGAACTAAAGGTGGCAAGGCTGGTCAATGGTCTGCTAGGAAAGCTCAGATGTTAGCCAAGGAGTACAAGGCTAAAGGTGGAGGCTATAAGTAATGGCACTTAAGGAATCTCAAAAGTCTCTAAAGAAGTGGACAAAGCAGAAGTGGCGTACACCCTCCGGTAAACCTAGCGGAAAGACTGGAGAAGTGTATGCGCCTGCTAAGACTATTAGTAAGCTTAAGTCTACTGCTGCTGGCAAGAAGAAATTAGCGGCTGCTAATGCTAAGAAGAGAACAGCCACGGCTAAGGGTAAACAACACGCCAGCCACGGACTGCATAAAAAAAAGAAATAAAGCTTGACTTTCTTATAATTTTATGTTATAATAATCAGGTACACTGTCCTATTAGGAGAAACAGTTAATGATTGATAAAGAATTAGAATTATATTATCGTAACCTTCGTGAGATGTTTAAGACTGAAGGTTGGAAAATCTTTATAGAAGATGTAAGGACTAACGCTGAGTTGGTTAATTCTATAGAGTTTACAAAAGATGTAGAAGATTTATATACCCGCAAGGGTCAGTTGCTAGTAATGGCTAACATCCTTAATTTGGAAGAACAGATCGACAGAGCTGAAGAAGACCAGATGGAAGACCAAGACTAATGACTATCTTATTTGATTTTACCTGCGAGGATGGTCATACTAATGAACACTTCGTATCTAGTAAGACCACAACGGTTGAATGTAAAACCTGTGGCAAACTTGCTACTAGAATTGTATCAGCGCCTCGTGTACATCTTGACCCTCTTTCTGGGGATTTTCCCGGAGCTACATATAAGTGGGCTAAGGCGCGAGACCAGAAGTTACAACAAGAGCGTAAGGCTAACTCCTAACCGAATCCTTACATAATACACCTCCATAATGAGATAACTCACGGAGTTTTATAATGGCAACATTAATTGACGAGCGTCCAGAAGACGTTGAAACTGAAGAGCAAGAAGTAAGTCAGATTACTGAGGAACCTGTAGAGGCAACCCCTCAACAAGAAGATGACATCCCTGAGAAGTATCAGGGTAAGTCTACCGCAGAGATTGTACGGATGCACCAAGAAGCTGAAAAGCTATTGGGTCGTCAGAGCAGTGAGGTAGGAGAACTTCGGTCAGTAGTAGACAGTTACATACAGACACAACTCGACACAACAACTAAGCAAGAACCTGAAGAAGAAGTAGATTTCTTTTCTGATCCCGACAAGGCAGTCGAAATAGCTATTAAGAATCATCCTTCAATCAAAGCTGCTGAAGCACAAACTCAACAGTACAAACAGACTACAGCTTTAAGTCACTTGCAACAACGTCATCCTGACATGCAAGAGATTTTAAAAGACAGTAAGTTTGCAGATTGGATCAAAGGTTCAAAGATTCGCACACAGCTTTTTGTACAGGCAGACCAAGGTTATGACCATGAAGCTGCTGATGAACTATTCACTACGTGGAAAGAACGTCAACAGATTGTAGGTCAAACAGTAGCCACAGAGAAAGCAGAGAGAAAGAAAGCAGTTAAAAACGCTTCCGCTGGTGGAGCCACAGGTAGTGGTGAAGCTAGTTCTCGTAAAGTCTATAGACGCTCAGACATTATTAAACTTATGAAGGACGATCCTGAACGATATTTGTCTTTGAGTGACGAAATCACTGCGGCATATAACGAGGGGAGAGTCCGTTAATTATCTTATTATAGGACTTGTATCATGGCTACATCAGTATATCCAGCAATGGGCGGAGCAGTAGACAACACATCTGCTGCTAAATTTATTCCAGAAATCTGGAGTGACGAGGTAATCGCTGCTTACCAAACCAACTTGGTTCTCGCTAACCTAGTAAAGAAAATGAGCATGACTGGTAAGAAAGGTGACACTATCCACGTCCCTAAGCCTACCCGTGGTTCAGCTCACGCTAAGGTTGCAGAAACCGCAGTAACCATCCAGAACTCTGTTGAGTCAGAAGTTTTGATTAACATTAACAAGCACTTTGAATTTTCTCGTTTGATTGAGGACATTACTGAAGTACAGGCTCTAGCTTCTCTACGTCAGTTCTACACTGGTGATGCAGGTTATGGTCTAGCAAAGCAGGTTGACAATGATCTGTTTACTCTAGGTAAGTCTTTTGGTAACGGTAACGGTTCATCTTGGGTTCACAACGCATCTTTCCAGATTGTTGCTTCTGGTTCTACCGCAGGTACTCTTGAAGCGTTTGACGCTGATGGTGCTGCTGACGTTGGTGCATTTACAGACGTATCTTTCCGTGAGCTTATTCAGAAGATGGATGATGCAGACGTACCTATGGACGGACGTAGCT